AGGCTATGGGATTATGAGAAGAAGTGTAACCGTTAAAGATATCAATAGTTTTGCAAAACTTGATATGATTTATAATCAAATCAGAGTAATTGAGGCAAAACAGAATGCTACACAATTTAAGTGTTTAGGTTCTGGAAATTGTTGTAAAATTGGTTTGAATATCCATATGGCAGAATGTGCCAATATTGCTTTTAAAATGCGTCAGCAATATTATCTTACTCTTGAGGATAAGGGGCAGGAAGTTGCTGATACTTGGATGGAACAAGTGGTATCCGATCTTAAAGAAGCAATGTATGATGCGGATTGGGAAATTGGTGGAGTCACTAAAAGACATTGTGCTTTCTATAAAAATGGTTGTACTATTTATGGCTACCGTCCGATGGTTTGTAGGACATTTGGTACTATTACTCATGTTGATGATTACTGCCCAAGAATTAGAAATGCAATGGGCAATATTGATTATTTTGCTGGTGACGGTGTTAAGAGAGTCATTCAGCAATTCCAAGATTTTCTAAAAGAATATACAGCCGATAAAGATTCTGGTTATGACATGGTTGTTTATATGCCATTAGGTGTATTGAGTTTTCTTTTGACTACTGAAGAACTTATTGATCTTGAAAAAAATACCGATCCAAAATTTTGGAAAGCCGTTCAGGGTTGGTTCAACTACAGAGTAGAATATATAAAAATGCATGGTTATGATTATCAAAGATTGCATTCTGAAGCGAAAGAAGTTGGATTAGAATTAAGATTTCCAAAAGATGAATAATTTTTTATGGTCTGAAAATGGAGCTTGCCGTAAAAGTGAAGGTTATGGCGTTGCTTCTACTAATATAGTCAATGGATTAAAAAATCACGGTATTGATATTGACATTGATTTGATACCGATACCAGATGAGTTACAAAATTTATCTAATTTCAAAATAGGATATTTTAATCAATCTGTCGTAAACAGCAATGTTATTATTAACCATAGTCTTCCAGATGTGTATAGAAAAGCCAAAAAATATTCAATTGGTTTTTCTTATTGGGAGACGACTCGGCTCCCTTCTCATTGGATAAAATATATGAATGATATGGATGAAATTTGGACAACTTCTTCTTGGGCAAAAAAAATTTTTAAAGAATCTGGTGTGCAATCAAAAATTTATGATTTTAAGCTAGGTGTTGATCCTAAATTATATTATCCAAAATTTAGAGAAAGAAAAGAAGTTTTTACATTTTTATCTATTGGTTCACCTTCGTCTAGAAAAAATAGCCAAATAGCTGTTAATGCTTTTATTAGTTTATTTGGTAAGGAACAAAATATAAATTTAATTTATAAATCTAATGGTCCTCCCGATGCAAGATTATTGAGACCGCATGGAGGTAAAGACCCGCTTTCGAGTCATCCAAGAATTCGTTTAATTGATTATGAAGTTTCGGATAGTGAATTAGCCAAAATTTATGATGAAGCTGATTGTTTATTATATCCCACAAGCGGCGAGGGCTGGGGGCTACTGCCAATGCAGGCAATAGCAAAAGGAATACCAACAATTTGTACTAATGCTACAGCATGTACTGAATTTGCAAATTTTTCTCTTCCTTTAGATTTTGAATGGTCGTCTGATAAAATGTTGGGGATATATCAAGGGGCTGGTGAGTGGGCAATCCCAAATTATGATGATTTATGTGATAAAATGTTATATGTAGTTAATAACTACCATGAGATTGCAAAGCATACTTTTAATGGTGCTAAATATATTGCACAAAATTTTACATGGGATAAAGTAACTAAAACAATGGCAAATAGATTATGTCAAATATAGAAAAAGTTGAAGAAGAAAATTTAATTGATAAATTAAAATATGTCGATAAAGTTGGCGTTCTGCATGTTAAAGGTTACTCATACGCTGAAATAGCTAGTCTTACAGCGTCTGCAGTTGATAAAGTAAAAAATGCTATTCATGAATATAAAAAAATTATTGCAAAACAAGTTGATGAAGACCCGTATTTTTTAGAAAAAGTTCAATTTAATACAATTAAAGCTTTACAAGAATTTGATCAACTTAGCAAAGAAGCTTGGGAAACGATAAATATTGCTACCGATCACGGGATGGTCCCAGCAAGAATTCAAGCAATTAAATTAGCAAGTGAAGTTGCTACAAAAAAAGCACAGCTCCATAAACTTTTGTCTGGCGGACAAACAGACGGGCAATTTATTGCAAGAATGCAGAAAGCAGAAAGCGTAAATCAAATTCTTTCCAGGGTGCTCAGAGATGTTATTGCTAAACATCCTGATATTGCAGAGGAAGTCCGAAAAGAACTTTCAATTGCTCTTGAAATTATGCAGGGTTCAGATGCTTCATAAAAATATTGCTATAAAGAGACGGAAAACCTTTCTCATAAAGGTTGGGAAATAAAATTATGAGCGACTACCTCGGTCTAAATTTAGAAATCAAAGATTTCGATAAGCTTTTGCGTTCAGATGATCTTATCGAAGATCCCGTGCCAATTCAAGTGTTTGTCCAAGATAAAAAATATTTAGGCCTCCCCCCGCTTTCGGAAATTCAAGAAGAGATCGTGAAGCATAGCACACAAATTTTGAAAGAGAAGACTCTAATTTCTTTGTATGGCGAAGAAGCTGGTCGTGAGTATTATAAAAAATATACAGACAATGAAGTTATTTGCATGCTTGGTAAAGGCAGCGGAAAAGACCATTGCTCTCGCATATCAATTGCTTATACATCGTACTTACTACATTGTCTCAGAGATCCACTGAATTACTACGGCAAAGCTCATGGTGTGTATATTGACTTGCTCAATCTTGCGGTAAACGCTCAACAAGCTCAAAGAGTATTCTTTGAACCTCTAAAAAATTTATTATTGAATTCTCCATTTTTTAACGAAGTCGGATTTGAACCAAGAGTTCAAGAGATTTTCTTTTTTTCAAGGCCAGTAAGATGTTTCTCTGGTCACTCTGAAAGTGAAGGTTGGGAAGGTTATGAAGTATTGACTGTAGTGCTTGATGAAATTGCAGCTTTCAAAACAGATGCCGAATTGCGTGGGGAAACTAGAGCTAAAGGTTCAGCTTCTGGTATTTACAACATGAGTAAACTTTCTGTTATGTCCCGATTTCCAGAAGTTGGAAAAGTTATTCTCTTATCGTTCCCCAGATACAAAGGCGACTTTATTGAACAGAGATACTATGGCGCTAAAGAAAAGAAAGAGCCCAAAACTTGGTTCATAAAGGCTGCAACTTGGGAAGTTAATCCTACTATTAAAAAAGAAGATTTGGCATCAGAATATATTAGAAATCCAGTTGAAGCCGCATCTCGTTTTGAATGCAATCCTCCGAATATGGAAGACGCATATTTTAGAGATCCAGATCTTGTACGCAAAGCTTTTATGTATGGAGAAAATCCTGTTGATGAAGATGGCGCCTACCAGAAGTGGTTTAATAACACTGATGGCAAAACTAGATTTGTCCATGTTGACTTAGCTTTGAAAAGAGACCGAGCTGCGTTAAGCATGGTTCATTGTGCTGGATTTAAAGAAGTTAAAACTTTAAGTGGTATTGAACAGCTCCCAGTAATAAATGTAGATTTAGTTCATTCTTGGGAGGCTAGCACTAATCAAGAAATTAACTTTGCTTCGATCAGACAAATGATTGTTGATTTATGTCGTAAATTTGATGTAGCTCAAGTTAGTTTTGACCGCTGGCAATCTGTTGAGATGATTCAGAGCTTAAAGAATCAGGGAATTAATGCAGATTTCCATAGCGTAAAAAAGACAGATTATGACACTCTTATGACAGCTATTTATGATGGTAGATTAAGAGGTTACTGGAATGAACTTTTAGTTGAAGAAGAATTATTGAAGTTAAGATTATTTGGAAATAATAAAATTGATCACCCAAATTCTGGATCAAAAGACTTAGCTGATGCTGTAGCCGGGGCTGTGTTTACCTGTGTTCAAAATATTGATATTAATACTGAAATTAATATTGAAATATTAACGCCAGATAAATATTACGAAATTAATGAAGAAATGCCTGAATTTGGTACTGTCCAGCAGTATAATAGAGATCTTGGCACATTTGTGCCTGGGTTTAGTGAAAAGAAAATGGATGTGGATAAATGGCTGGAATCCCTGTAGGAACAGTTGCGGTAGCGCCGCAGGAAATTATTGCAGAAATGTCTAAGACTATTGGCGCTTTGTATCTTGAAACAGTTGCGTTAAAACTTGAAAATGAAAAGCTCAAGAAAATTCTCGCTGACCAGCTTACCGAACAGACTAAAGAATAAGATTTTTTAAGATTTTCTTGCTATCGGGTTGCGCGCCCTATGTCGTATCGCTATGCTCTCATTCATCGCAATAGATGGGCATACCAGCTAGTGCGCATCAAATCCCACATACAACATAGGAGAAATAAAATGGCTATTAAGATTACGCAAGTTGACAGCTTCCCTGAAATTTCTCGGGTCGGTAGAGTGTCTGAGGAATTGCAGATGATTATTGATAATCTTCATGACTCGGCTAATAACGGCAAGTCTGTCAAGATTGACAATGTTTATGCTGGCAATCCGTATAACTCAATGCAGCAGCGTATTCGTGCGCAGGCCAAGAAGTTTGGCTATCGCGTTATGATCCGCTATAAGGCTGACGAGAAGGCTCTTTATTTCCGTGCGAGCAAGGGTACGGAAAAGGTTGCTGTTAAGACCAGCGAGATCACTGGCGTTGCGACCAAGAGCACTAGCAAGAAGTAATAAAAACATTTAAAAAATTTCCTCATAAAGGCGGGGCGCAGCAATGCGCCCCGCTTTTTTTTTGTGTATAATGTTGGATATGTTAAATACTGAACAGCAAAATATTGAAATTACTCCAGAACAGCTTGGCAATTGGTTTCCTATGATTGGATTGCCTTGCTATGACAGAATGGTTACTGAACCGTTCTTTATGAAATTTATGCAAACTGTGATGTGGTTTAAAGAAATTGGATTAAAGTTTGCAGTCAGTACTGTATCCGACTCGCTTATCAATCGTGCGCGTAATAATGTCGTAGCTAAATTTATGGCTAATCCGCAGTGTACACATCTTCTTTTTATTGATGTTGATTTAACATGGACACCATCCGATATTCTTAAAATGCTATGGCATGATAAAGATATAATCTGTGGTTCATATCCAATCAAAGATATTAATTGGGAAAGAGTTGCTAAATTTGCAAAAGAAGGCGTCGCGCCAGATGATCTTGCAAAGAAATCTACTAGGTTTGTCGTAAACCCTGTAAGCACAAAAGATATTGGTGATGATGGAAAAGCCAAAATTAAAATGAATAATGGGTGTATGGCTGTATATGATGCTGGTACTGGTTTTATGATGATTAAACGGGAAGTTTTTACAAAAATGTTTGAAGCTTATCCTGAGCTCAAGTTTGATGATGATACTGGGTCAATTAAGGGTGATGAGAGAGATAACACATATGCGCTTTTTAATTCGTATGTAGATCCAGAAACAAAAAGATTTTTATCTGAGGACTATGGTTTTTGTAGGTACTGGCAAAAAATTGGTGGAGAAATTTGGATTGATCCAGCTATTGAGCTTTCTCATTTAGGTCGCTTTGAATTTAAAGGTTCACAGATGGATAGACTCGTAGAACAGTCACAAGAGTATATTAATCGTCAAAAAAAATTAAATTCTGAAAACTGATTACATTTTTAGATTGCGCCCGAGTGTGTAATGGGCAAAAAAATATATATTAAAATTTGCCAATAGATTGGCTAAAACACCCACGCAATATTACAAAACTGTAATATTACTGCGCGCGCGAACTTCTAGCTGACCTTATTTTTCATCGCCTGTCTGAGCTGTTTTCTCGACGATTCCGTGGTCTGAAAAAAACTGAAAAAATCTGTTTCGTGAGGTTTTTTTTGACCCAATGACCCGCTAGGCTTGTTGCCCTAATGACGAACCATTCCATCACTCTTTGGCTAAAAGATAGTCAAACGGTAATGTTTGGTTATTGGCACACGACCTCGTGTGCTAAAAAATCAGATAAGAGAAAGGGGAAGCGGTAATGTCTGATAGTAATGCTCACGATTACATCGGTATTAGTGTTTCAGGCAAGCATACCGATTTCGGCACGATTACTGATGTTGTTATTGCCGATGGCGGTGTAATGGTTGCTGTTATGTCTACGGGTCAGAAGATAGACATGGATAGCATCGCGGCTTTGTTTCACGCTAAGGGTTTGTCTCTCCATCGTGATAAGGATGGAAAACACATTCCGTTTGTGACTAATGTTCAGGGGTACACTTTGTCCAAGCATTTCGTTCGCACTAAGGCTGAGCGTCGTGCTGAGCCTATTGCTGTGTGTAGTATTCCCGTTACTGCTAAAATTAAGGGTGAGCGTATCAACATTACTCATAGCGTTATTACTCCCGAAGGCGGTAATAGGTGATGAGTAAAGTCGAGATGAGCAAGATGTTTTTGGTAAAACCTACCAAGAAGTATCGTTGGGTGAAAAACAACAAAACCCATACTAAGATTATTTCTGTTCTTTACAACATTATCACTAATCATCAAAGAAAGGGGAATGCGTAATGGATTTTACGATTATCAAAGCAGAAGATGTTGATTTTGGTTTGACTATCAACGAGCATACAAAGATTACTATTATTTCTCGTTCAGAAATTGATCCACTTTCTACCCCAGATGAAGGCAATACTTTTAATGGGTTTAGCGACTATGGTACCTACAAGGAAAATGGTGGGTATCGTGATATGTGGACTGAAAAGGATTGGGATTTCCTTTATCATCTTATGATGAACAAGGTCACTCGTAAGTTCAATTCTAAGAAGATGATTATCCTTGACGATTACCGAGAGTTCAGGTATCTGCCAAAGGATTGGGCGGAGAACTTTTGTAATGAACTCATTAGTCGTGGTTTGAAGCATATGGTTGATTTCAAGGTTTACCACAACGATACAGCGAGGGATTAAGTATTATCCACGGGTTATGATGGCTACTCCTTTCGGCCAAGCATTAGTGAGGTGCTTCCCGTATCATTAGATAATGGGGGAATTCATAATACAATACCCTATTATCGCCACATCGTGAAAGGGTTTTATGGCTATTTGTGTTTATTGTAATCAGCAGTTTGTTGATGAACGCAAAGAAGCAGGGTACGATTATTGTTTAGCTGATGCTTGCCATAAGAAAGGGCTTGATGCTAAGCATCGTGAGTTTGTTCGTGAATACACTCCTGCTCTTCTTCATAAATCAAATTATTTTTGGGTCAAGAAATCAGAGTTAAAAACACTAAATGTTAGAGGCGATTTACTACAACAAAGCGAGGATTTAAGATGAGATTGAAAGCTTTGGATTGTATTATTTGCGATAAGGAAATTGAGTATCTTTTCAAAGATATGGAAGAGTATACGAATTTGTCTAATGCCGCTGATATTAAAATTATATGCGCATATGGTAGTAGTTTTGATACACATGATTTTGATGCTATTATTTGCGATGATTGTCTAGAAAAGGCTGTGAATTCAAAGAAAGTAAGGGATTGCGGCTCGTATGTTGGTAGGCGTAATCCTTTTAATTAATTAACCATTCAGCTGAGAAAGGGTAAAAGATGTCTTGGAAAAGTTGGCAATATGGTGATTGGAAAGAAGTTATTTCTTTTCACGAAAGAGTTGATCCTTATGATTATGAGCTTGATGTTGAGATGAACCCCGATTTTGCTCTTTGGGAAAAGGAAATGTTTTCCGAACCCCATCGTTTTACTATCTAAGGAGGACACAATGGAATACGATTATCTTACTATTGGGCAAACGCCTGCGTTTGAGCCTTGTGCTCAGGTTGGCTCAGAAAATTATTATGAGAAAGCTAAAAAGGAAATGATCGCTTATAAGAATCAAATTGAGCGCCAAAATTCTTGGCTTACGCTTAATACTGATATTTATATTGGCATTAAATGGTTTAATCATGATTTTGGTCGATACGGCGAGGTTGTTATTTACTACAATGTTCATAGCAATGCTGCTTTTAAGACTGCGATTGAGCTTGAGGAAAACTTGCCTGAATATTGGGATAGTTTGGCAATGAAAGAGCTTGGGCTGAATGAATACGCTAGCAAAGACCTTGCCTAAAATTATAGGTGAACGATGACTAATTTTGATTATGTTGAAAATATTGAGCGTGCTGCTCATGATGGTTTAACTAAGCCTGATGACTTTGGTTATTGGGGTCCAGATGATATGTTTGAAACTTGGGGTTTCTGTGGTATTGATGTAAATAATGCATCTGATACTTTAGAAGAATCTAACTTTGAATTTATTTCCAATGATTTGATGACAAGATTTCCAGATGATTTTAGAATTGAAACTTATAGGCATTGGCTTGTTAATCAAGTTACAAGATTAGTTTGTAGGATACTTTACCGTAAAGGTGAAATTGTTGATAAAAATATAACTGATGCTTTCATAGAGGCTATGAAATGGCAGAACAAATTGGCAAACTATCCCGTCGCTAACGACGATCACTATTCAGACAAGATGTTCAAGAAATCAGTAGATGACATTCAGTACTGCTATTTTTCTGACATGATTGATCAAACCTCTGTTGATTGGAAAGATGCTATCTATGTTAAGTATCTTGAAGACGGTGGTGAAATTTATGATCCAGATGTAGGTGCTCCTATTGAAGACGATATTATTATGGCAGCATACAACTTAAAAATGTGGAATCCGTCTAAGTATCAAGAATGGTTTGATTGGGCAGATAGAATGAATGTCCCTAGACCGCCTTTTGATTTGGAAAGCATTTCGTATTGGAATCCAAATCAACTTAATTTGTTTGGAGAGAATTAGTATGCGTATGCGTTTTGATTTTGGTGCTGATTCTTCTATGCTTAATACAATCGTATTTGAGCACGAAAATCATAATCCACTTGGTAAACTAACTGTTATATTTAAGAACAATAGTATTTATGAATATGATAATGTAAGCATGTCAGATATATTAAGCGTTATTGTTGCGCCGTCATACGGCTCAGCTTTTAATAAAAACATTAGAAACAAATATCACTATGTAGAAGGAGTTCACAATGCCTAATTGGTGTTCAAACACATTGCATATTCGTGGTCCAAAAGATGAAGTTGAAAACTTCATTGAGCTTATTATTGATAAAACCAGTCGTGCATCTGCAACTAGAAAGTACTGTGTTTTTCGTGGGATAATCCCAATGCCTGAGGAATTGGAAAATATTAACAGTCCAAGTGAGGACACCGATGAGCGCAAAGCTGAGCTTATGGCAAAGTATGGTGCTACCAATTGGTATGATTGGGCTCTTAAGAATTGGGGAACTAAATGGGGTTGCTGTGATCAAGAGTTGAGTGAGATTAGAGAATGTGCTGAGGGAGCTGAAGTATATTTTAATTATGAAACAGCTTGGGCTCCGGGTGATGATCAACTTTTTGAAGCGCTTCAGCATTTTGATAAGCTTTCGTTTCATCTTTACTATGAAGAGCAAGGTATGGGTTTTGCTGGCTATAATACAATGATTAATGGTGTTCATGATGGCGCCAATATTTATGAAATGAATGTCATTCCAAAATCACTTAACGATATTTTTTAGTAGGAGGTAAACTATGGGACTTGACAATATTCCCCGTGAATACCCTTGCAAAAAGGCAAATACTGCCATTATGACAGGCGATAAAATTGATTGTGATGCAACACAAGAAGCAGACCAATGCCCTTGGAAAAAGGAATTTAAAAAGTTCCAAGAAAAGTACCCAGATGCCGAGGGAACTGTTGGAATGTTTGGCGTTAGCTGTTGGTATCGCGGTAAGTATGGTCAATGGCTTTTGTCAATTCTTGATAATCAAGATGACTACTATCATCACCATTCTAGTGGATTTTCGTTTTATGGTGATAACGAAGAAGGCTTTGATTCTAGCTATGCTAAAGCTATGGCGTTGTTTATGCAAGATAATGTTAAGTTATTTAAGAAAAATATTCGCTCTCGCTCAACAACTCATGATTATAGCGATGGTGAAGTAAATGGCATGATTAATGATTATCAGTATGCTGCTTGGTGGCTAAAGTTTGTCGCTGAATATGCTGATGGTTCAATTGCTTGGTGGTAAGAAAGGACAAAATGTTTAGCCAAGATGACTTTGACAAGATTGAAAAGCTGAAAGATATCGTTCCTGACGGTGTTATGGATGCTAGTGATTTTTGCGAGGATTTGGAACTGATTACTAACTTGATTGCACAGCATGAAGAAAACAATTTTGAATCTCGCGTAAGTATTATGATGAAAGTTGTAAATAATTTGTATGAAGAAGACGGGACAACGCTAGATGCAGACAAAATTTATTCTACCGTTATTTCTCTTCTATTTCATATTCATACATTGCTTGAAGGTATGTATGATGAAGACAAACAAGAATATTTTGAAACAATCAAGAGTGAAGTTCTCCCATCTTTGCGTGAAGATGTGAAAACGATGCCGTATTGGGAAGACGGTGATGCCGAGTAATCAAGAATGGGCTTGGAGAGAAAAAGCCCTTTGCAAAA